GCCCGAAGGCCGATCGATCCGTCGTTCCGTTGATGGACGTCGCATGGAGCTACCCATCCGAAAGGAGCATAGCTATGGGGCAACAGTCCCTGAATACCCATGACTTAATCCGCCGTCTCCACTGTCTTGGTCTTCCCAAAACGATGGCCAAACAGATTGTAATGGAGTTTCAAAGCTGGCGCGAAGATTCCGGTGATGAGTGGACCTGTGGGCACATTAAAGAGCTCAAGGTTGAACTCATCCGGTATATGGGTGGTTTGCCACCTACACCTTCAGTCTGGATTGAAAGAAGGAAGGACAAGGTCACCCCAAAGGGAGCCTTTGGCTCTCTTTGGAAATTATCCCGTTCGAAACCGTTCTCTGCGCTGAATGCGATGCAGATCTACACTTCCCTTGTTTATTCGCCCGATCCTGGAAAGGATAGGATTACGCCTAAACAACTAAAGGGATTTGAAGAAAGTGTGCATCGTGGCCCTGTTTCAACAGAAGCCATCAGTACATACGCTCAACTTCTAAAACATTTGCCGATGGAATTCCACCATCCGGTACCTGAGTTCAAGTGCCGAGAGGTTCTTGATCTTCCGATCAAACCCTTCAAGCGATCTCCGATACCTGACCGAGGATTAGTTCCTAAAGAGGAAGTATTCCCACGGGCATTAACATTACTGTCGTTAACGCCGAGTTTTTACTTCGCACACCGTGCGTTATTAGACTCTGCGCTTGGGGTGATTGGGGCGTTAGTCCCATTGAAAGATCCTAAGGAAGCTCCTGAGAATTATACTCAAGACGATCCCATCCCTGTGATTCTGAACAAAATTCAGCATCAATTTAATAAAAAGGATGGCTTCTCAGATCAGCCTTATGATGTCGTATCAGGTAATGTGGCCTTCATTCAAGATTCAGGGTATAAGCTTCGGCATATATTCGTGACTAACGAACTTATTCAGATCGCGTCACTGCCTCTGCAGGAATTCTTGATGAAGGAATTAAAGGAAATCCCACAAGATGCTACATATGACCAAGACGCAGCCATTGGCCGCGTTCAGGAGTTTTTGAAGCAAGGGAGGACTGCCCACTGCTACGACTTACAGAAGTGCTCTGATAACTTACCCCGACGATTCCAATATATGCTCTTTGAGCATCTTGGATTATCGAAGGAGTGGATACAGTTTTTCAGAGACGTAACCTCATCTAGATGGGAGTTACGTGATCCAATCCCACCGGAAGTTCCGGTTGGGCGAAAGAAGTTTAGACCGTCTGAGTTACTGCCGTCGTCAGCGAAGTTCGTGAGACCTAAGCCTCAGAAGATTCGCATGACTGTAGGACAGCAACTAGGTTTCGGACCTAGTTTCCCTGCCTTTTCTCTGCTTCACCACTCCATAATCCGAGCCTTGGCTCGCGTGCTGGGTGTCCCACTGGACTATGTCCTTCTGGGTGATGACATTGTCATCTTTAACGAACAGCTCGCTATAGCGTATACAAGGTTTATGGCTCTGTGTGGTGTGCCGATCTCTTCATCGAAGACGATCATTTCAAATCGCATTGCCGAATTCGCAGGACGACTTATATATCCTGACAAAGTCATCGCCACTTATAAATGGCGTGGCCGTTGTTCTGATAACAACTTTTTGGATATATGTAAAGCCCTGGGACCACGTTCCTTAGGTCTTCTCCGACCACGTCAGCGTATGATTGCTGAAATGATGGGTTGGATACCTGAACCCTGGGGTTTAGGTTGGAACCCTCTAGGTGAAAGCTTTGCTAAACGCATGGCTGACACCGAAGAGTTGTGGGGGAAGTTGATTGAAGAAAAGGACATTAGAGTCCGCCACTATCAACGGAGAACGACTAGGATACATCGTATGTTATACGAATATCCTGATTGGACCCGGAATCTATCATTAGAATCCGAGCCTTTATCACTCGACCAGAGTGAAATCGCTACAATTAAGCGGGATTACCCACTTTTGACTCCCCTAATTAACTTTTTAGGTGAGTCAAACTGGCATCTCCTTTTGCCTAATATTGACTACCTTGCTCGATCTCTCGATATAGGTGGTCTTTCTAGCGCTGAGGTGTCAGGTCTCCTTTCCAGATACTCATGGATTGAGAAGCTCAATTCGTTGACTTCTCTAGTCATCCTAGAGAGAAAGCTCTTCGCGCGGTAAAACGCGTCGGCTTAAT